TGCAGTGCTACCACTACCAATACCCATGTGCGACATTGCTGTTGCTGTTGCGTCTTTAATACGACTAGCAATATAAGCTAAACCTGTATTAACTACTAAGTTATGCTCGTGTTGTTCTTTAACATTGCCAGCAGCATCTAAGAGTGTTAGTTGCAAGACGCCATTGGCTTTTAGTGAATCATTTAACATGACAATTTTCCTTTAAAAAATTAACTACCAATAGTTCTATTTGTGCCCGCATATCCTGGCTCAACATAAGTACTGGCAAAGTAATCCTGGTTATTAATGGTTCCAGAATCGGATTTAAGAATTTGATCTGTGAATAGTGTAACTGCGTATTTGTTGTAGGTAAAAGTTTCTGTGATATGCAAAGTTTCTATTGTATTTTGTCCGATATTTAGAGTAGTTTGTTCTGCTTTAGTAATTGTGTCTGTTTTTTGTATGGATACATTATATCTAGGATAGTCTACAGTTGTATAACTGTCTGCAAGAGTTTTATTAAATTGTGCAAACTGATCATCATCAATATTAGATACGCCATAATAATCATCAGTTGCAGTAACTGTATCGTATATTCCGTAAGAAGTACTTAATTGAGTTGTTAAAAAATCAAAAATAAATTTTTGATCTTGAATACCTTTATTAGGCACAAATGTTATACTATCAGTATTTAAATACGCAATATTATTTGTACTGTCTATGTATTTACCTACAGCTATATATCGTTTATTATTGCTATCATCTAAAAGCGTTGTATTTAATAAAATACGTCTATAAGTCATTACATAGTTATAACTGTCAGTAGAACTTATAATTTCTTGAGCTACAACTCCAAACTCTAAACTAAAATCATTGTCGTCTTTATAAACATATTCGTCAAAATCTATATAAGCATTGCTTGTAAATACTATATCTTCGCTAGTAGTGGTAACAGTATCACTGTCCTGAATTCGACCAATGTAAAAACTAGCTATATTATAATTGTATAATGTATCAGTAGTAGCGTTTTTAGTAATATCTATGGTTTTTTGCTCAAAACTATTATTTACTGAACTTAATTCATAGTCGGGATATCTATTAATAAACAGACTAGTTTCGTCACTATTTACAAACAATTCTTGTTGAGGGCTATATAGTGTAAAAAGTATTGGAGTTAATTCAACGTCTTCTGCAAAACTTACTATGTTTGTTAAACCTTTGTTAACTTGTGTATATTGATCATCATCAATATTAGCTTCAGCATAATAATCATCAGTAGCAATTATAAAATCTTCAAATTGACGAACAAAATCCGTAACAGTATAGCTGTCATCTGTTTGTGTAAATAATTCACTATCAGGATATTTATTTACTAGCGCAGTTTTAATATCTATAATACCAAGCGTGTTAATCACATATTTATTATTACTAAATTTTTGTTGATCAGTTAAAGTTTTTAGTTCATTAACTTGGCGATAAAAATTAGCAATACTAGAATAATAGTCCTGTATTAATACTTGGTCTGATTTAATTGTGCTAGAATTAATTTCTATAAGTTCGACTTCGCTAATTAATTCTGTAAATATTCTGTTAAAACTACCGCTTGTAAGACATAAATCAGCTATAGTTAAATTATTAGCTAATATTTTATTAGCACTACTATACTGATATTCAGATAAAGTTTGCAGTTCTAATATTGTTTTTAAAGCATTGTGATAACTTAAATCAGTAAAAGTAAGTACATCTGTTACAGGTTTACGCAAACTTAAACTTGCAGGATTAATAATTAGTGCATTACTAAAGCTATTTCTATAAACTGTTTTAACAATATAAAAATCTAAATCATCTATGTTTGCTACATCAACTAATCGCTTTCTTACAGTAGCGATTTGATCATCATCAATATTAGCTGCACCATAATAATCATCAGTACTAATAACTAAGTTATTAAATTGTCTTATATAGTTTACTACTCTGTTAAACGTATCTGCTGCGAGAGTTTTAGAGTCAGAAACTTGTCTAATAAAAGATCGTTCTAGTGCATCTTGTGTAGTTAGTGGTTCTAATTTAACCAATCTTGATGTATTAAAAAATAGTTCACTAATTATTTTGTTTTCTGTTACATTTCGTACATAATTAACTAACCGATTAAAAGTATCTGTTTGTGTTATACTATCAATTTTAGGAATACTTATTAATACACTAGGAATACTAGTATTAGTAATTTGTTCATTAAATTGTCTTTTAAAATTTGCTTCAGAAAAATAGGGATCCGATAAACCTAACAGTTCTTCTGATATTTTACTAGTACTTAAAACTACAGGATTTGTAGTGTTTAGTAATTCTGGAATATCTTTAAAATATTGTATATTTTTTACATCAGCTAATGTATTTAACTCATAATAATAATTTATTATACTTATTTTAGCACTACTAGTATTTATTACACTGTCTGTTTTTATAGTAGTAAAATATTTTTCAAATCTTTCCTGCGTGGCTAAGTAATCATTTATTCGTTTATCAAAACTTACATATTCGTCATCACCAACAGTTGCTGCACCATAGTAATCATCAGTAATATCTACTAAATCATTGATTTCTCGAACATAATTTACTTGTCTAGTAAAAATATCGCCAATAATTATTGCATCTGCAAAAATATTAGTTTTTAGAATAGAAGTTTCTGATTGAATAGCAAGAGTATTTATAGCATATTTTATAACATCTAGGTTATATGTACTATCGTTAAATATACTAGTATTTTCTAAAATTCTTCTAAATGTCATTTCTGGTATAAGTGTGTCACTGATACCAAGTATGTTCAATGTTAAAAGTTGAACATTAAATTCTGCGCTATCTGCAGGCCTTGTAGAACTATACAAGGTCTTATTAATATCTCTAGTAAAATTTTCTGTAATATTTACAGATTCAATTTTTATTAAACTAGAGTAAAATTTATTGACTTCATTAAAACTTTTAATTTCTTCTAGAGTTTTACCTACGGTAATTTCAGTTAATTCATTGTTGGCAAAATTAATAGAGCTATTTAGTATTTTATTGGTTAAAATACTAGCAGCATCAATTGCGCTATAAAAATTTTCTGGATTAATATATATTGCAAATATTGGTAGTAAGTCAACAGTTTCGCCAAAATTTAAAACATCTATAACAGTTTTATTTATATTGGCATATTGATCATCGTCAATATTTGCCGCGCCATAGTAATCGTCAGTAGAAATTACAGTATCAAAAAATTCTCTGAAAATATCCCAAACCCGCTCACTGGTTTCTTGTACAGTTAAAATTTCAGTAAATAACTTATATGGAGTTATTGGTGTTTCTGTGGCAATTTGAATGTAATTTTCTAAGAACTTTAATACACTATTACTATAATCAGCATCTGTTCTTATATAAGCTAAAGTAGTTTCTGATATTACAGCACTAAATAACTTAGCTAACCTATCAGTACCATTAGTTGTATCTATTATAGTGCTACTAAAACCTATGCTTATTTGTAAATCTGATATAGTGGTAGTTTCTTGTCCAGTAATGTCTTTAATAAACGACATTGCTGTTTCAATAAATTCACTAATACTAATAGTATCACTGTAATTTGTATTAAGATTATATTCTACGCCTAAGTCTGCAAAACTAATTTGATCTGCTAAATTTCTGCCAAAAATCATTCTTGTGGTAAATAAGTCTGAAGTAATACTCAGATCTTCTAAACCTTTATTTGCAGAAAAAATAATGTCTAAATTATTAGTGACTAGTGGATCTGTAATATTTCGTACATAAGCTGTTACACTACTAAAAGTATCTGTAACGGTTTTAAAATCACTGAATACTTTTTCTGTTTGTTTGTATATAGGATTTTGTAACTTTAGTTTATCTAATCCTCTGGCAAACTTACCTGGAGTTGCACTAGTAGGAGTAACATCCGCTGTAGTAGTTACTCCAGGAACAGTAGTATTTGTAGTGGTTTCTGGAGTACCGGTACTAGTAGTAATAGCGGGAGTAGCTACTTGTGTTGTTAAACTTAATTTACTATTAGGTGTGACACCGGGTATTACTCCACCACTAGTTGTTTCTGGAACTACTGTTTGTGTAGTGACAAGAGTGGGGGTAGTATTTGTAGTAGTAATTCCCAGTGCCATATTAAATCCCTTTATACGGTTTGATAAAGTTGATCAGCAGTATCATTTGTTGGACTAAATAATAACTCTACCATACCACGAACAGGTTTAAATGTGCGAGTAAAAACCGGATCTGTAGGTTCAGTTACACGCAACTCAAAAAATCCATAACTAGCACTGTCTGGTAGGGGCTTTACATTCCAAGTACTGCCTAAACTACTAGGAAATTGAACATATACTTTATTAAGTTGAGTTACTTCCCAATTGCGATCTTTATCCGGAGTAATTGCACTAGTTACACCAATTCCAGATAATAATTTGTAGTATAAACCATTGTAAAGTACAACTTCTTCTTTGTTATATGCTTGAGCAGCACCCCAAGTTCCTAAAAATACTGGCAATCTAACAAATAATCTGGTAGTTGTAGCACTAGGGTCAACAACTGTTGGTTTTTCAGTTTGTCCACTTACATTTTTTGCCTCAATTACAACTGCTTCATAGATGTAGTTGCCGCTTGGTTGAACACTTGCGTTTACTATAAAATTTAGGGTAATTGGAAATTCTAATTGCTCACCATAGACCATAGACCACAAGACTGCTCCAGCATCTGTAATTAAGTCTAGGCTTGTATCAGTTAATCTTGATCGTGCCATGTTGTTTCCTTATGCTTAATAATGGAGAGGTCTTTTAACTTACCAATTTCAAGAGTAAGTGCAGCAATTTCTTGATGCAAACGTTGATTTTCTGTAGTTAAATTTCTAATTTGTTGATTTAACTCAATTACTTCTTCTTGCAGTTTACCTAATTCTGTACTTAATTTTGTATTTTGATCACTCATACGTTCCAGTTCTTGGTGCATCATATTAAGTATAGAATTTTCTGTTTTATCTGTTTTAAATCCAGTCAAGAATTTTTGTAATAGAAAACTAATAGTTAATAAACTGGCAAAACCAACACCTATAACCTGTAGTAATGAGTAACTTTCTTCTGGATTCATTGATAAAAACTCCTGTAGTTACAGACACCAAAAAATTATGATAACATAGTAATTTTGTTATATTATAACACGGTGGGTTTAAAGTGTCAATATAAAAAAATACCCACCCCTGTTTGTGGGCGGGTATTTTTACGTTTAGGCAATACTGATTGTTTTGCTTTCTACCAGCATAGTATTATTATTTACTGTTAAGGACACATCTGCTACACCGTCATAGGCTGTTGTAGCAACACTATTAGAAATACTTAATCCAGTATCATTAACTAGGTTTGAAGGAGTTAGTGTTGCGTGAAACGTACCTACATCTTGATTTATATAACTAATGCCGGTGCTTACCGTATATCCGGTACCAGATATTGCTGTACCATCAATAGGCAATTTAGCAAATATGTAATTTCCATAAGTAGTAACCTGAGTTGTAGTCTCCTGATCTGTAGTACCTATAAGATATAAGAAATCTCCTAAACATTGTAGTCCGGTAGGTACAGTTGCTGCAGCACCACTATTAATATAAATAGCACGAATCCATAGTACACTGCCATCAGCGGCTGCAAATTTATATAGTAGTATACAGTCTGCTGTTGTACCTGAACGACCTGGAACTGCAAGATAAACATTACCACTACTATCACTAGTAAGGCCCTGTAAATTAACATAACTGGATAGTGCTGTTGAGGTATTAAAATTTGCAGGAGCTATACTAGTGTTTCTAGTAGTATCTACTACTTTTTGCCAAACTATACCTCCAGTTGAGTTATATAGAGTAACTATGGCTAAATTTGTAGTTGTAGTAGGTGCTGGAGGATTTCCCTGTATAGCCATAGCTATATTACCATTAACTATAGTAGTTCTATATCCTACAATAGCTGTTGAGCCAGACATACGTACTTTATTACCAAATCTAATACCGCCAGTACTATTTAATCCAAGAAAGGTAATTCCTGAACTAGTCGTAACATCATATACTGTTAGATAAATATTGCCGCTACTATCAACACTAACTCCTTTTGCATAAAATTGATTTTGAGTAACAGTGTTATAGTAGGTATATCGCCATGTTTGAGTACCGCTAGTAGTAAATTTAGCTACAAAACAAGCATCAGTAACCACACTTGTAGCACTTGCCATTCTTGGTGTTCTGCCTGCAATTACAATACTATCGTCACTAGCAGAGTATGCTATAGCTTCACCACTGTCAGTATAGCTTTGAGTACTATAAGTAATATTTATTCGCTTTATAAATCCTGTAGTACCATCACTGTTAAATTTTCCAAAGTAGGCATCTCTGCTTGAATTAGTAGTATAACCAGCAGGTTGGCCGCTAGTAAATTGAGCTGTGCCAATCCAGTATACATTGCCAACACTATCGACGCAACAATCTAGTACGTGTGCTTCTGTGTTAAACGCCCCCACTATTTTTTGCCATGCAATACTACCAGTGCTACTAAATTTGGTCATAGCGAATCCAAAGATACCGCTAGTACCTACGTTTTCTTGACCACCTACGTAAAAATCACCAGTTGCGGCATGTACAGCTATTCTGCTGGCAACGTTTTTATTAGTAACAGCAGTACCAAAAGTACCAATCCTGGCAAGCCAGGCACTATTAATGCCCGGATTACCAGTAAATTGATAACTTAAACCACCAAATCCACGAATGCTCATTTTTGCCGTAGTTGCAATCATTGGCATTATGCATACCTCGCTACACTAGCTACAGTAGTATAAACTCCTGAGTTATTTTTAAGTATTGTTAGTGAATAAATATCTATGCTACTTGCACCGCCGCTAGTAGGTGCAAGACCTCCTAACCATTTTACAGCACTTGCCGCTTGCGATACACCATCAATTTGTAGTGCGCTTTGATAATAAGCAGGAGTTCCGTTAGTTACTATGTGAATAATAGTTAGGGATCTATTATTTACATTTAGCAAGGTTCCCACACTTGTTATGTTTAGGGTCCAGTTTGCTGTTGGATTTGCAGTTGTATACAGTATAGGAGAAGTAGCGGCGTCTAATACTACTGTTCCACTTGGTGAAGTTCCGTTAATAACAATTACTTCTGTTGGAGAAACAAATAGCGATTTATTAAAAGTTTGTAAGGCTGTCCAAGTATATGAAAGGCTATTATCTAATGCGGTAGAACTCAGTACTCCGCCAGTATAACTTAGTGGACCACTAAGTGTAACGCTGGTAAACCCACCAGCACCATTACCAGCAAGAAGGCCACTACCGCTAGTTGGAGAAGCATAATCAGTTCCAGCAGTAGCTGAAATAATTGCACCAGATGTATTACCTTTTAATAACGAAGCACCAAGAGATGATCTACCAGTACCACCATTAGCTACGTTTAATATACCAGTAACACCAGTACCTCCTAACGGTAATCCTGTGCAATTTGTTAATACACCAAAACTAGGTGTTCCAATATTAGGCGTAATTAATGCAGGACTGGTTTGTAAAACTACGTTGCCCGTACCTGTTGGAGTATTACCGTTTCCTGTACCGCCTTGACCTGCCGGAAGTGTTCCAGTAGTCATAGTCTGTAAGTTTACTTTACCGTATGCCGGAGCCGTATTAGCTCCTGCCGATATTAATACGTTACCTGCAGTTACAGCAGCTAATTTACTTAGGGCAATATTGCTGCTTGCGTATAATATATCACCAATTACATAGGCACTTGCACCACCTTGACCAGTGCCACCTTGTCTAGCAGGCACTATATACGTACTTACTAAACCACCGGCATTACCTGTAGTGTCTTGATTTAGTGTAGGCACATCTGCAATAGCAATATTAGACATAACCATATTGGTGCCGTCAGATTTAAAAAATCTAGAATCACCATATAGTCCGGCACGTACATTTGAAGCATTATTAGAAGCTAAAAAATTAATAGCATTTTGTCTAGTTTGTTGTCCTGTACCGCCTAAACCAATCCCTAAAGTAGTAGTTATAGTACCAGCACTACCACTAACGTTTCCACTAATAGTAAGTCCGGCAAGGTCTTGGGCTGTAATAAAATCCATTACAGCATTGTTTTGAGCATTTATTCGTAAAAATTTTCCGGCGGTATTTGCATTATTAGTTAATTCATTAATTGCGTCTTGTCTATTATTTTTTCCTGTACCACCATTAGCAATTGAAATTATTCCATTACCACTAATAGTACCTGCTGAAGTTGCAAATGTTGTACTGCCCGCACTGCCAGTAATATTAGCAGCAATAGTAAGTCCAGCTAAATCACTAGCAGCAATATTAGACATGGTCACATTACTACCGTCTCCACGCAGAAATCTACCTATAGATGCATTTCCTGCTAGCGCATTAATTGCCCCTTGCCTATTATCACTACCTGTACCACCTTTATTAATAGGTACTACTAGTGCCACACTATTAGCGGTTTCTGCAAAGTTTGCTTTAAGAGCAGTATTAGCAGTATTAGCACTTTCTGAATAACCTATACTAAGAGTACCAGATTTCCAAGTTTGAGTACTAGCGTTATAAAGTAAAGTTTGTCCAGCACTTACGCCAGTAGTATTAACATCTGTTAAATTAGCAAGTGATGTAGTAAGTACTGGTTTGTTAGTTAAATCTGCATAATTGCCGCTAAATATTGTTGGTTTATCAATTAAATCTGCATAGCTGCCAGTAATAGCCACATTTTTTAATGCTGGTTTACCTAACAGGTCTGTATAGCTGCCAGTAATAGCAACATTTGCAAAAAAGTCGCCACTATTATAGTTAACACTAGTAATAATTCTGGCCCAAGGACTCCAACTATTACTTACGTCTCTGCGACTACGTATATAACTATCTGCACTTACCGTAGCGTTACCATTAGTACCACCTGTATTAGGCCAACCAACATATAATTGTCCGTCACCTTCGCCGCCTAGGGTAAGTAAATTACCAAAAGCAGTTGGATAGTTATTGTTATTGTAGTTACTTCTTAAACTTAAAACATTTGGTGGTGATGCAATTCCAGTAACTTCAGCATTTGCTCTGCCTAAATTACCAGTACCAGTAACATAGCCGCCTATTAAATTAGGCATAGGCACATCTACCCAGTCAACATCTGTTTCGCCAGCATTAACTCGTAAAAATTTTGTACCTTTAGTAATGTAATTTGGTAGTAAATTAATTCTAGCATTTGCTGCAGTATTAGCACCAGTGCCACCATTTGCTATGTTAACAATACCTGTTAATGCAATATTAGCATGTTCGGCACCATATAGTCCCGGGGTTCCTTCTGGTTTGTAGATAGTTACTTCAAGCGGGCCAGTTGCATTAACTTTACTAACTACATTTGCAGGAACTTGAGTAGCTTCCCAATTAGAATCAACTCCAGTAGCGTCTAAAGTTAACACATATTTTTTAAAAGCCACATTATTTGCAAGCGGCAAAATATTTCTGCGCGCGTTGCCCGCAGCACTTGCACCCGTACCACCTAACCTAACAGGCACAATGTCAAGACTAATATTAGGAGCAGTGCCTCCGCTACTTATAATAGGATATGTATTACCTACACCAGTTAATAGGGTAGCTGTAGCAGCACTAAAATCAGCGCTAATTGTATTATTAGCAAAAATAATATTGTCGCCAATACTAACATTTCTTACGCCACCGCTGCCGTTGCCCATTAATAAGTCCGCGCCGGTAGTAGGACCAATGTAATCTACGCCTGCTACACCGGTGATAATTGCACCAGTAGTATTGCCTTTTAGCAATCCACTACCAAGATTAGCTCTGCCTGTACCTCCTGAGGTGACCGGCAAAGCATTGCCTTCAGAATAACTTAAACCAAGATTTCCATCAGCCGTAAGCGGGTTATTTGATACCTTTAAAAAGAAATTTTCAGGAGTACCAATACCTACACTAGTTAGGGCACCTACACCCCCGATACTAATAACAACTGCATTATTAGGGCCGCGATCTTCAATAATAATGCCTGCACCTTGTGTTAGTACACGCTCATTAGTTAAATTACCACTGCCGCCCATAACCACAAAGCTTTCTGTAGTTTTTGCAAGCCCTGTGGTTTTTAGTGTATTATTATCAAGCGTTAAACCAGTGTCTAATATAACGTTTTGAAATCCGCCGTCACCATCGCCTGCTAATAAGTATTCGCCATCTGTGGGATTTTCATACACAAATGAACTTAGTTCGCCGGAAACTGTATAACCTAGGGGGCTGCCGTCAATATTAGATACCAATGCGTACTTAACATAGTATCTACTATTGGGTATTAAGTTAGGTATATGAACTTGTAGGCTTAGTCCGTCGTACACTAAATTACCTGTGGGAGGGCTTTGTGTGGTTAAGTCCGCTCCAGAGGTTAAATAGCACCAAACTTTAACCGTTGTTAAATCATTTCTAAACCTACCAGTATATACATCTGTAGGTGAACTTATACTTAAGTTTAACGACTTAATTCCAGGATTTAAGTATGCTCTTACTGCCATAATAATCCCTTACTTTATGTGAGTCACAATTACTACTCCTAGAGAACTAGTAATACTATAGTTGTTGTTTGTATCTACAGTTCTGCAAGCAATTCTGTATTGAACGCCTGTAAAACTAAGCCTAGGTGTAGGATTTATACCCGTACCTAAATCGTAATCGATAATATTAATTCTACCGGGACCACGACTTTGAACTGATTTTATATCTATTAAACCAGAGCCTAATTCCCAAAAATCACCACTACCTGGATTTCTGTATACTCTATATTCATAGGCTTTAAAATCACTGTTACTTAATAAATCAAAGTTTTGTGGAGTAATGTATATATAGTGATCATCTAATAAAACATCTATTGGTGGAGGCTCCATATAACTTAGTCCACTTTTTCCAGTAATAGAAACTGTAGTTGGTGGATATGACCACGGTCCTACTATACTACCAGTTGCATTAGAATACCTGACTTTAATTTTATATCCACTATTAGAAATTAATCCAGGTATTGAAAAAGCACTTTGAGATTTATCAACTGTCATAACCCCAGCTAATGTATCGTCATTAAATTGAGCATCACCTTCAACAATAGCTAATTGAATCTTAGTTGCAAGCGCAGGAAGTCCTGTAGGGTGTCCAATAGCTACAATTAATGTATTTTGATATACACCTGGAGATATTTGTATTGCATACAGCGGATCACTACTTGTATTAACAATAATAGGTACTTGTGTAATACGTTGTATTAATACATCAGTATTTCCACCAGTAATATTTGGTAAAAATACATCATTAGTAAAATTATCGTCGTACAGTGTAGGTGAATAGTCTGTAAGTGTAAGTCTTGCAGTATTATTAGACTGAGTTTCAACACTTAGTACAACTAATTCTTGAGAATCAGTATAACTAGTAGGTGTTAATGTAGTAGTAATTCCTAACATATACAAATTATCTACTTCCGGAGGAGTAGATAGTAACAGTAATTGTTGATTAATAGTTATTTCGTTTGTATACTGTGGCGCACCAATATTTACTGGTGTACTAAAAGTTTTTACAACTGCACCCGCTACAGTTCTAATTCTAATAATGTATATTTTATTTGGTTCTATATAAAAGTCTTCGCTTAAGGTTAGCTTAGTAGTATTAATAGTAGGATTTTCAATTTTTGTAATTCTACCAGTTCCAATACCCCATTGAGGAATATCATGCGAAACTCTGACTAAGTCACCTCTAGTACACACTAAATGTTCAAAGTCTGCATTAATGCTGTAAGTTTCTGGACGTAGTTTTGCTTGTGCTAAATGAAATTTTGCCAAGTATATGGCTTGGGTTTTATTAGTTACACCAGGAAAAGTTATTTGTTCATAAATTTTTGCTGTTGACTCTGTAAATCCTTCTCTGTACACAAAAAACTCATCTTGTTGATACGCTTTAGATTCATCTTGAATAGTAACCCTTAATGCGTCTGGTAGCCTTGGTAATGTTTTTGATGATTCAAATCCCCAGCTATTATGCGGAGTAAAATATTGGGTTACATATTGTCGCGGTCTATCAATAATAACTGTCCATTTACCATTTATTATTGCTGGACTAGCAAGACCGGCAGCACAAATATCTCTGAGTGTATCCATAACACTTTGAGTATTTGTAATCACACTATTAAATGCTAATTTTTTAACAAAACAAAATGTATGCCACTCTTGTAATTTTAATAAATCAAATTGTGCACTTACTTTTGCTATAGGTATTGCATAGGCATTAGCACAATGAGTAAGAACATAAATAAATAAACTAGCAGGATTATTAGTTGGCCTATCTGGTATCCAATTAGTGCCATTTGATAGGGTATTAATGGGCGTATTAGGATCATTATTATTCCAACCAGTACCATTCCAATCATAAGTTTTAGTAGTGACTAATGCATTAATTCCATCTACAGTACCATTAACTTTACCGGTACTTTCAAGTCTAATTGCACTTTTTGCTAGGTAACATCCTGGTGGATTAGTGGTAGGACCATTATTGCTAAATCCCGTTAAAGAATTAACTTGTACATTATAGAAAAATCTAAGATCACCCTCTTCATCTTTATCAGAATTTGCTCTGCGTACTCTAACATCGTACTGTGCTTGTGGAAGATTATAAAACCGATAGATATAGTTAAATGGATCTTTTCGTTTTTCATAAGTACCAGCAATACCAATTGAAATTGTATTAGTAGTTTGTGGATTAGGATTTAAATCGCCTCCAGCTATATAAGTAACTCTTAGTGCAACACGTCCGGCATAGGAAACCCCGCCAGTACTAAAACTAGCATCCCCTCTACCAATTAGTCTTACTTTTCTAATACCTTTTGTAACATTTACTGAAGTTGTAAACCTAGTTCCAAAAAAATTATTTTCAATACTAAGTACAGGTGTTAAATCTTCTATATCTAATTTTGAGGTTGGGTTTGATCTAATTGCATTTAACCAAGCCCCTGCAAGACCTCCAGTATTACCAGTACTATTATAATCCGTTGCGGCAATATATAAATTTGCAGAACCTACTACAGCCATTTCAACTGTATAATATCCATCAACAGGAAATGATACTGTTGCATCTAAATCTACAACGTTTTGTCCACTTGTTGCCCAAATTCCATTATTAATTAACAAAGGTGACCAAGTAGAAAGAGTATTATTACTACTAGTAAAAGCAGTAACATTGCTAAAACTAGTACCATTAAATATTAAATTTTCTGTACCAGTTTGATAGCTTGTACCTAATAGTTTTCCACCATTAATAGTTACAGCTACAGAAGTAGGTGTTGTTTGAGCCCAGTCTACTACATTAGTACTATTACTAACAATATTAAGACTTAAGCCTGTATAGTTAACATCTACTGTACCGCGATTATCAACTACTGAACCAAAAAGTCCAACACCAGTTTTTAAACAAAAATCATATAGCTTTATATCGCCTTGTGGTATTTGTGGCTTAACTACATATAGATAGATACTAGAGGGTTCTGGATATGACCAGTACATATCACCAGCCGTACCATTAGGCTCATGATTAGTATTTTGATTTTGTAAACTAGCGTATACTCCTCCATTATATTTAACTAAATCATTAAGTTTATATATACCAGTACTTGACCAAGGTTGAGCTACCAGCGATAAACTAGCAAAATTTTTCCGATAATAGTAACTTTTTATATCATTTGGAATACTAGTATCAGTAGCATTAGGAGTAGGAGTGCCTGATGATAGTGTAAGCCTACCTCCTTGTCCAATACTAATAGTATGCCACTGATATAGGATGCTGTAGTCAGGATTATTTGTGGTTTCAGGAAAATCTATTGGTGCAGGAATGCCTACAACCCAAGTTTTAACTTGTGGATTTAGTAAATTTGTATTAACCGCTGTAGCATACCCGCCTTGTGATACCCAAGTAGCATTACTAGTATTTCTATTGCCGTCTGCATCATATGCAGGTCTATACTGAATTTCTATATCAGTTTGTGCAGTACTAATATCGCCGTTTTTTACATTAATTGCTCTACAACCTTGTGGAAAGGTAAAGCTTAGGGCCATGCTGGTAACTTTGTCAGTTAAACTAATTTCAGTCCAAGGATTACCCAAAGTAGCGTTATTTACTAATTCTACAGGTCCTCCAGCACTAGCATATACTTGTTGAATTTCTTGACCATAAATGCTATTAAAAGCATCTTGATCTTCTGTTGAGTAACCATATAAATGTGCAGGAGCTAATTGACTTAGTGTACCAGTAGTTAAGTCATTATAAAAACTTGTAAGTGGTATGGTACCAATTTGTAAATCTTCAATTGCTAGTGGTCCGAATCCCCAGATCAATAGTGTAGTAATATTGTTACTGTTTTCTAAACTATGAATATAAGGTTGGGCACCTAATACTCCAGTCATACGAACTTTGCCTAATACTACAGGAATGGCCCCAAATCTATTCATCTGGTTAGTTGTACCGTTGAATAAATTTAAGGTTCCTGGTGTGCCGGGATTATTTGGGCCGTTAGGCATTCTAACTGGTGCAATTGCATCAATTAATTTGCTGCCAACATACGACATTGCAGCTGCTGTACCTATATATACAGCATTATACGCAAGCCCCTCTGTAGCCCCTGTTACATAAGCAGCAAACTGTGGAGCATATGTTGCTATAGCAATAACTAAAGCAATTGTTGCTAAAGTTCTTAGTGCCCTTAAACCAGGTAGTACTCTATATGCAATAGTCTCGCCGGGCAATAAAGTTCTTGTATGCCAGTGTGTTTTATCTACAGGCATACCATCAACAAGTATAATAACTCTTTCAAATAGTGCATCACTAATTTGATACTTTTGCTTAATGTAAACAGATAACTCTTCTAGATTTTTTCCAGCTGCTACCCAATCTGTAACTATATTTTGAGTTTGTAATGGGTGTGGTGCTCCGGTTAACTGAACTTTTTTAGGGCAATATCTATATATACCCTCTAATCGTTTAGCCCAATTAAGATTATTTAGTGACTCAACTATACTAGTTTGGCCCTCATTTATATGTAAAAAGTTATTATTACCAATATAAATACCAATATGAGTTGGTTGCCCAAAAATTTTGAATACACATAGATCCGGAACTTCTGGCACAGTAACCAACTGCCACGATTCTTTTTGAATACTTACCAGTTCACGAATATTTTTATCACCAACACAGTCTTCTAGCAAACTTGGTAAATTCATACCAAATTGAATGTTGACTAGTTCACGAATATTTTTACCAGTACTACCATCATAATCTTCTACCAAACTTGGCAAATCAATATTAAACTGCTCTTGATATACTAGACGTGCTAATCCCCAACAGTCAGTACCTGAGTGCTCTCTGCCATTGTGCTTGTATGGTAATCCTATGTATTTATTATGCCACATTAGAACAGTCCTGGAAAGTATTTTGGAGAAAAATTATAGGCAGGAAAAGGTTCTGTGCTATAATTAATCATGCTAAGGTCAAGATTAACACCCTGAGCACTATAACTTACACCAGTTATGTAGAAATTTGAAAAAGACGCTTCTACATAACTGGGATTGTCTGATAGCACAAGTTGTAGTAGTATTTTAGCAGGTGAAGTTAAATTAACTCTAATAAACTCAATTAATTCTTTGCTAGCAAAATTAATTGCAATAGTACAATTAGAACTGCCGTCATCAGTTTCTGATGGTAAGGTAATTTCCATTGGAAAATAAATAAAAGTACTATTAGTAATATTACTACCACTAGTTTGATAGCTGCTACTTAGTGTAAATTCAGAAAGAAATCCAGTACTACCGTTAGTTATTACTTCTACAGGTTTAACGTAAATATTACCTTTTACACCAATTACAGTATGTGTAATTCTGGTTTGAGCCCATGTATTAGTTCTTGTAGTTTTAAACTGTTGATTAATATAGTCTCTGGTTGATTGATCCAGCGATGTGGCGTCCCAACTGCCAATACATACCAACTTTCCGGTTGGTATAGCTTGAAGTGCAGTTTTAAGTTGTTGAGAATTATTTGCTAAATAAGTATCATAAGTATTTATAGTTTCAACAGCAAAAGTATTTGGATTTAATACCATAACGGTATGGCCACGTGTAAACTGATAATTAACTGTTGTACCATTAATTTTAAAATAGCTGCTAAGTGGGTTCTGTACGCCGCCATCAAAATCGCTGCTTTGAACACTTACAGTACCTAAACTATTTACTCCACCAACCATACTAACGCCATATACTACATCTGTATCCGTAGTATATTGGTCTAGCCTTTGAGTAAAATTATCTGCTAAGTGTAAAACTTCTGTTTCATTATCTTCAGGATCGTATATTGTCAATAACAGTATTACTGCTTGTTTAGTTTCTGAAGAATACATGGCTCTTACGGCCGCTTCACTTAATCCTCTCATGGCAGTATTTCAAATGTTAAACTAGCGCTCCAAAAACCTGGTGCTAGATATGTTAATGTATAGAATTCGCCTTCGCCTTGTGGTATAATTCTTGCTTCTACCGTAGTGCCCAGCAATCGTGGATGTGGAAAGTTAAACCTTGCCACACCACGAATATCGTTTTTTATAAAAGTTTCCAAAGTCTGAGTTTGTGCAGTGGTTAGGATAAAACTAAGATTCATAGTGCTAGTTCTAGCATTACGTCTGCGTACTTTGGCAGGCCCCATTTCCATTGGGCTTCTAATAACGCCTACTTGCACAGTTTCCTGAAAACCTTTTTGTGGTACTTGTGGAAAACCGTTTGTAGTAGGCCAACTAATAACAGCCATATATTACCTCCTTGCTAGCGCAGGTTTATTACCGTATACTGCACCCATAGTTTGTTGTAACGTACTATTTTTACTAGCAATTTGTCTTGCTACCATATCGCCAATAGTTATGTCAATACTGCGATTTCCGCGACCGTCTGTAGTTTCATTAGTCTGCACTTCTGCACTAGTATTATTATTAATAACAATATTTACACTGGAGCCACTATTGCCGCCTTCAGCTCTAACACCAAGATTACCGCTACTGTCACGAGTAAGTGGCATAATGGCTTCGGGTCCTGCTTCGCCCATTAACCCAGTGCCTTGGGCAAATTTAAATATAGTAGGTTCATTGATTATTTTATTGGTAAATGCAGCACCCATTGCAAACGGCTGTACAGTATAACCTTCGTCAAATGCTCCACCTTTGGCAAATTTATTGCCCTGTCCATCAAATGCAGCACCTTTAGCAGCTAAACTAAAAGCATTCATAGCATATGTACCGCTAGAACCGGTAATAGTGCCACTGCTTCCACCAAAACTACTAAAAATATTTGAAAGATTAAAGCCGCCACTACTACCTCCAGGAACTGCTGGACCTAAGCCAAATCCCGGACGAAGTTTTTGCCACATTTCAAACATCTGTAAACGTAGCTCGTACCTAGCAATATCTTTGATAAAACTATCAATTAAGTCGCTAAAATTACCTTTGCCAGTATTAACAAAGTCAATAATAGAATCGGCCATGCCGTCAAACATTTTAATAAATGCGTCGTTATAGGCTTTTTGGCGTTCGTTCATAGAATATTGCAAATCCATTGCAGCTTTTCTACCTGCCATAGTTTGTGCAATATTTTTCATCTCATTTTGATGAGATTGCTCAATAAATTTAGCTTTATCATTTAATAGGGTTAAATCAGCCTTTGCATCGGCTGCTAAAGTTCTTTTAATTGCGGCTGCATTTTCTAACTTTGCCTGTGTATAGCGGTCATCTTCGGATCGTTTAGCGGCAGTTGTATCTGCCTCTAACTTACCATAATCAATAATTTTTTGTTGGTCTTGAATTTGTTGTGGTGTTAACATATTAAGACTTTGTTGTGCTGATAGCAGTTGGCTTTTATTATCTAAAGCAATTTGATCTGCTTTATTTCCTTGTTCAGCCAGAGTATTTTGCATCTGCAGGCGCTGTAAATCTTCTGTAAGTTTATTATTAATTACTGCTTGTGCTTGTTTTACTTGAAAAGTTTTTTCATCTAATCCTAAAGATTTTCGCAAATTATCTAATCTAGCTTGCTCATTATTATAAGCAGTAGAATCAAAAGCTATACCAGCAATAGCATATTTTATTTTTAACTCTACCATTAATCTTTGATTTATTTGATCTAAATAATCAATTTCTTGTCGGCGACGTCTAAAGCCCTCATCTGCAATTTCTTTTTCTAGAGCTAAACGGTTTTCTAAAACTTTATCGGTTAGATAAGGCATATTGCTATCACTTAAACTATTAAGTTCTTGCTGTGATTTTAATCTAGCCATTGCAGCATCAGCTAATTTATTTTCGTATTCTCTAACTTGTTTTAATAGATTAATTTCTGCATTTCGTGCATCTAGAAATTTTTGTTGTATATTATTTTTAGCATTAGCGGCGCTAGCACTCTCAAACTCTAGTTTTAACCTGTCTTGAGCACGTTCGTATTCTGTAACGTCAGACGTTTTATTAGCTGTTTTAGCTTGAGCAATTTTTGTTTGAAAATCAAGGTACTGTTTAACGTAATTATCTTGCAAAGAATTTTGTTGTTGCTGATAATCTAGTTCGGTTTTACGTTCTTGAGATAATTTTTGCTCGCCTGCTAACTGTTGTCCAGTTACTAAACCAGCATTATTATATAATTCTACAAGGCTGGCTTGATTAGCAAGATCTTGCCGTTGTTGTTGTATGGCAATATCACGCATCCTATTTTGATGTTCAATTTCACGAGTAATAGCTGCATAAGCCCTACTAATTTCTTCTTGAGCTTTTTTAATTTGTGCAAGCTGATCTTGTTGTTTTTGTTGATTTTCTAGAGTACTTTTTTGACTTAATAAATCAGCTTTACTTTTTTGAACAGCGGCCAATAACTCTTTATCATTACCATTTTTCTTTAATTGTTGAATTCTTAAATCATCCTGAGCAATTTTATCAGTAATTGCTTTCATAGCAATTTCATTATCTTTTTGCCTAACCGCATCTTCTAGTTGATCTTTACGTAGTTTACCACCTTCACTTAAAAACTCAAGAGTTATTCCTTGCCGATTAAAAGACTCTAATTCAAACTGTGCTTGTGCACGCTCTGCAGCTAATAAACGACCACGTACTCCTTGCTGTTCCTGTAAAGTGGCTAATTGTTTTTTAAGTGATATTTCAAGATCTTTTGCATTTAGTGCAGCATTTTGAGCAGCTATACCTTGATTAATCTGTTTAGACTCCATAGCATATTTCATTGCTGATGGAGATAAATTTTTAACCTCTGGCCCTACTTTTCCTGTTTGAACTGCATCTAATACTTTACCTAGATCCTCTTGAGCTTTTTTATTAGCTGCTCTAGATTGTGATGTGCCGCCACCTGATAGTTCCTGATTAATAGCTTCTAGTTGTAAAAGTTGTTGCTCTTGGATAATTCTTGATTGTAAACCTTGTTTAACAATATCAGCAGTTAAGTTTAGTTGCTCCCTTTGAATTTGAACATCTGCTTTGTCTAAGGCTGCTTGTGCTTGTGCTGTGCCTGGACCACTCATACCACTTATAATTGCTCGTTCAATTCCTACTTGAGCTTGTCGTCTAGCCAGTTCAGTTTTTTTATCTAATATATCAAATGCTCTAGTAAGTATAACATCTACTATATTATTTAGTTGGCCTTGAATTTTGCTAACACTTTTCTCTTCAATATTAATTTTAACTACTTCCAAAGACTTTTCTAAATTTTGTCTAGTACTTTCTAATTGCTTTTTATCACTACCAGACGCTGTTTTTAATTTTTCAGCATTTGAAATTAAGTCTTGCTCTAGTTGTGCCCTATTTCTTTGTAATTCATTTAAGTCTGTTGCATCTTTAATTGACCGTTGACTTTGTTTTGCTAATTCCTGATATTCTACACCCAATAGTTGTAGTGCAGTAGGATCTTTTAGTACATCTTGTAACGCTATAGCGGCTGTTTGTGCATCTTCATAAGTTTTACTTAATTTTAAACCTAAATCGATTGCATCAAAAGCAAACTTACTAATAGGATCATTTTGTAGTAAACTATTCTGTAAATTTTTAGAACTAGTACCTACTGCAGTAAGGCTTTCTTTTAGGCCTTTAAGAGCTGAATTATACTCTTGTAATTTACCAACTGCAGGCCCTAATGCCTCTTGTGCATTTTTTACAGTTTGAGCTAATTTATTTTCATCATAAATATTATCAAGACTTTTTCTAATAGAATCAGAATCAAGAGCTGTAGTACCTAAAATACTCTGTAATTTTTGTTTAAGTGCTTCTTTTCCGGGGCCTTCAGGAATTGTTTTTAATGTACTAGCAATGGATTCTGCTGCATTTTTTTCAAAACTACTAATTTTTCCCCATCCAAGACTGCTTGGAGTAAAAATATCTATAAGTTTATCTGCAATAGTTTCTACGGGGCCGCGCTTATATAAATAATCATTAAAATCATCTATGGAACCTTTTAAACCTTCAAATAACTCATTAGCATTTGTTGCTACTGCATTAAAAGTTATAGAATTCATATTGCGCGCAAAACGTGCCATTATTTGATCAGTTAAAGATGCAGCATTACCTAAAGCATCAAGACTACTACTTAACTTACTGGCTTCTCTTTGTGCACGACTAAATACATCAATTATAACGTTTATAATTGTCATTACTACTGTAATAACAAAAAATATCCTATTAAAAGCTGCAGCTACAAGTTCTGCAGTAGTAGCAGCAATAACCATAGCGCCACGAAGTCTTAAGAAACCTTTTTCAAAGTAGCCTAAACCAAGAGTATTTTCATTAATAGTTCTGCTTAAATTTTTGTAAGCATCTTTCATACCTAAAACTTGGGCATCGTCTCCTGCTGAGGCAACAGTTTGTGCTTTAAATGCTTTTTTTCTGGCTTCTAGGCTTACTCGCTCACGTAAGCTAGCTTCAAGATTAGGAGCTTCTGCTGCTGCATCATATTTACTATTTGCATCAGCAAGGGCTTTGCGAGCTGTTATCAATCTTTCGTAAATTAATAATTGTTTTTCTAATCTATCAGCAGTATCTTGTAAGACTTTTCTGTCTGCTTCACTAACATTTAAACCCTGTTTACGAAGATCAACAATTTTTTGTTGTATTGCACTAGTAGTGTCCTTGCCAAGTTCTTCTGAACCTTTTAAACCTTTGCTAAGAGCCCCATAAATTCTTTGATCTTGTGCGTCTTTAGCACTAGCATAGGCTTTATCTTTGGCTAAAAAATCTTGTCTAGACTTTTCATAGGCTTTTAAAGCTTCATCCAAATTTTCTTTTAATTTTGGTATATTATACTTTGCTTCAATTTTTTGTGCAAAAGCATCACCAAAACTTACGTTAATTTCAGAAGCACGACGTTTTGCTAATTCAGCAGCATCATTTAAACCTTGTCGCCATTGACTTAGTGCTGGCAGTGCCATGCCTATAATTTTTGTACCAATTAAAGCAAGCGCTGCTACTAGCGCACCAGTATTATTTGTAAAAAATTCAACTACTGGTATTAAAAAATTATTAACGAGTTTAGTGCCTTGCAAAGCAATATTACTTAATGCTGCTGCTAGCTTTTCATAAGGATTAGCAGGAATGTCAACGTCATTAAACTTGTCCTTTGCCTCTTTTAATACAGCATTAGCAAAAGCTTGACGCCGCTCAAAATCTGTTAGACTACCAACACTTTTGCCCACACTGCGAGCATAATTTGTAACTGCTGTATCAAGTTTAGTAAATAAACCTAATTCGTCCAGCAATTCAGGCTCAATCTTTGTAATACCGCGAGTTAATCGACTAATAGCTTCAGCAGTGTCAATACCAATAGTTTGACCTGCTTTTTTAGCTGCATCAGCTAATTGCAACATTTGTTTACTACTTAAACCACTAGTAACGCCTTTGGCAGCAGCACTCATTGCATCTTTAAAATTGATAGCACCATCTGTAGCGGCAACTAAGTTTTTAGCCAGTGAATTAATAGCTACGCCGCTAGTAATACTTAATTGTGTTAATGCATTCTCTTGTATAGCTGCATTATATCCATCGCGTAAAAAATTAAAAGCAGTGGCAGCAGCATAAGTATTAGCGGCAAGTGTTGCATATAGGCGAACTAATCCACCAAGACCTTGCTGTTCATTAGCAAAGTCTCTGGCACTAGCACCAGTTAAGCCGCTGGCGCCACGAGCACGACCATACTGCATACTGTCAGCACTAGCACCTACTTTACTGTATTCTTGTGCATGTTTTACAGCTTTACCTAACTCTTTGTTAAGTTCTTTGGTATCATTAATACTTGCTTCTAAACTACCGTCAGACTTGACTTGTAGTTTAATATTTACGGTATTACCTGCCATAGCATCTCCAGGTTATCTTATGTAGAATTTTAAATATTCTACACATTTTTATGTAGGTTCATTATAACATATGGGCTGGTTTATGTCAATGCCGAAATTTTTAAACAATAAAAAAGCTCGTCTAGTCGGTTAACTAGACGAGCTTTTCTTTTTGCTGTTTATATCTTCTTGTCGTATATTATCAATTATTTTAATTAACTGAAATACAATATTTCTATCGCTAGGATCTATATCACAAAATTGAAAAATTTCGGAGATACCTACTAGGGATTTTCCTAAATATACACCATTCATGCCGTCCCAATCGTCTCGCATAAATTTATAGACATTGAGTGCTTGCTGTACATCTAGTGGAAAATCATCAAATTCTACGGGTATTTCAGATTCTACTGGTTCACTGCCTAACTGTTCGCACATTTCAAAATATGCTGCCTTAGTCATAGCCAATGAACTATTTTGTATATAGTTAGTCAGCAACTCGCTTACTTCGTGGAGCTGCTGGTAGAAAAGTTTCCCAGATCGCTTACCTGTTCGCTAATAAATGCGTCAAAGTTACTGGAATTTTTCATTAAGTACAGTGCATTTTCTGCAGTGAACTCTAGGAAATCGTCTGGATCTTGACCTGTTAAATCAACTGGAGCCAATTGCTCTAAATAACTTAACTTAAGGCCTTTCCAACCTTTAATTGCTTGTTCGCAGTATAGCTGCAAAAATAAGTCTTCATTAAAATCTTCTTGTGGTTGACGATTTTTAAATGTGGTTTTAGTAGACTTTTTACGAATATTAAGCAACAACTCACGAGATAAAAAACTCAGCTGTAGCACAAATCCAGGCATGCCGGGATATTCGGTTTCTACTGACTTTGAGGGTACTAGTAGATTTTTAAGAGAAAGTGTAGACATGTTTACCTTTTGTTATGGGAAAGGGAGCTGGCCTAAGCCAGCTCCTTTGTATTTAAGCTATTAAAGTACTGTGTAGTAACGAATTTCGACTTCGTTACTCTGAGCAATATCAAAGGCATTGCCTGTGGTATAGCCTTGGCCAGTAAAGTTAATGCTTGTACTAATAACCTGTTCCGTAGCAATACTAGGAATGGTTAGCACTGCGGCGCTAACATCTAGTTCAACACGAATTGGGTTTGAAGAACCGCCAATTGCAACAATCATTTCATAAGCAGGGTTAACATCAGTCAAGCTTTGTGTTAACATATCGCTTAGCAATGTTGCTGTACTATTAGGAACTGCAACTGTACCAGTACGCAAGTAGGCATTTAGTGTACCAGTAATACTACGTGTACCAGTAAAGTACGTAATAGGTTGGTTAACAATACCCAAGTTAGCTGGCGTCAAGTAGGTGATATTATTACTAATAACCATCTGACCGCCGGTTAGGGCTACTGAATAAACTGTACCAGTACCATTGATACCACCCTTAACGCTCATAGTGCTTAATTTATTAGCAATATAAGGTGCTAAGTAGTTTTTGCCTTTGGCTGTACCGGTCAAACCGCTACCAAAATTAACTGTTGTACCAGCACTAGCTGTTAAACCAGGCAGTTGACGTAGTTTAGTACCTTTTCCTGCCCAAGCAATTGTAGCAATTGCATCAAGACCAAAGTCAATTGTAGCACTGTCTAGCGCACAATTATCGATAATAAAGCTGCTAGAGTCTAGTACAATAATTACACCAAACTTTTGTAGTTGGTGAGCCTGTGAGTAGTCAGCTACTAGTTTAGAATACTGATAACCATCAGTCCAACCTGCTGTTGCACCACCAATACTAGTTGTGCTCATTAGGGCATTCCACAGTACGGCTTCTTCAGCAGTAACAAGATTAACACCAGTATTAATTACAACACCTGTACCAGCCGTATAAGTTACCTTAAACGTACTAGCAGTTTGAGCAAGACTACCAACACCATCAAAAGTTAGTCGCGTAGCACCTTCATAAATGCTAATACCTGCGCTAGCATTAGTAAAATCAATGTCTGTAAATGCTGAACCGCCTGCAGATGGTACGATTTTATTTAGACTACTTGTAGCAACAACAATCGCACCAGCACCAGTAGCAACAGTTTGTACAACAGGAACTGTAATTTCGTCAACAAGTGTACTTGCTGCTACACCATTAACTGTACCAGTTACAGTACAACGATAAGTATTTGTTGCAGCACCAGTAGCAAGACCAGCTGTATATTCTACACCACCACTATTGATTACATAACTACTGGTGTTAGCACCAGTAATATTTGTAAAACTACCTGTACTACCAGCTTGAATAGCCCACTGATAAGTAGGAGTAATAATATTATTTACATTAGTAGTAAGTGTTGGAAATGTTCCTGGAAGTGCACCAGTTGTAGCTGCTTTAGTAACTACTGTAGGTGCGTTTGTAATTGTAAAATAACTAGCAACATTAGATGCCCCGCTTGTAATAACATTAGCATTTGCAGTAGCGCCGCGGCTTAGTGTATAGTTAAGTACTTTTGTTGCAGGTGTGCTAACATTAGCTGCACTATCTTTTACACTAAATGCAAGTGTAACGTTTGCAACGTTTGCCGACATACTTGTGGGTGTTGGAACTGTAAGAACCCCAGCGTTAAAACCACCGGCGGTAGTAGTGCTAGAGTCAGCAGGACGAATATAAGTACTAAATGTAAAATCTACTGGATCAAGTGCCGTGTTAAAACTACGTTGACCGCGAACAGGTGTTGCACCAGCTTCATTTAGAGTAACCACATCAGCCGTTGTATTTTGACTAAAGCTGAAGCCATCTAGAACTTGGATTTCATATGTATTGCTTGATGTGAATCCGCTGGAGGCTACCACCCCGCTCGATGCATCCACATTAGTCGTGAAGAACATCCGACTATTACGAATTAAATTAAATGACATCTCTCATTCCTTTTTATTTAATGCCTAAGTGCATTAACTAGACTTTTATCTGTTGCTAGCACTATCCGCATGGTTGCTTACATAATCTGATAACGGACTTGTAAGGTAATTTCTCCAACTGCATAAGGTGCTAAGAGCCCCTCATCAGTTATAATTGACTGAATTAAGATATCAGTCGTTTCATATCCGGTTGCAGTATTATAGACTAATCTGTTATTAGCATCAATACAGGTTTCAACATCTTCTAACAATTTTTCTAGCTGTTCACTGCTGGTTTCGCCGTGACAGTAAACTCTAATGCACAGTGTTAAAAATCCCCACTTAAAGTCAGCAGGATGATACTCTCGGATTTCGTTAGTAGGTGTAACAAATATACTTGGAAAGTCTTTTACCTCATCCCAAAACTTTAGTTTAGCGTAACAATTCTTAAACATATTAACTTGATAAGGTGCTTGACCATTAATCTTGTTAAGTTGTTGAACAAGGGCTTTTACAATACTAGTTCGCTTACTCATACATTCACCGCCCTTAACCTATTCTTTATGTTTTCTGCTGCAATATCCCTGATTGATTTAGCTATCAACAGTTTAGGGTCTCTGCTCCTAGGATTTTCCTGAGCACCACCAGTACTAAAAGTTCCGTAGGGATTACGCATATAGCTATAAAAAGCAGTAATCATACCTTGCTTGCTTTCAGTTAATCGTTGAATTTTTGCACTGTCTGCAAATCTACCGGTTCTGTAATTTAATACACTGGTACTTGAGCCTGTGCCCATATTTTTAACAATAGCTTCTCGTAATTTACCATTGAATAGTGCAAGCAATGAAGTTAAATCTGTAGCTGCTTGCATAGGCGCAGCTTGAATAACTGTGGGCTTATTAGATGCTTGATCTATGTCACTAAGTACTTTTTTAAGTTTTGAAATTTTAGCTTTATTATTACTTTTAAGTACTTTAGTAGATTTTCTAGCTACTTCAGCAGTTTGACCAGTATAAGTTTTTTTCTTACTTTTACCAGTTTGAATAATATCAGTTAAATTATCAGCAAGCATTTGAATAAAACTAGGCGACCCTTCTGTTTGTAATAATGCTTGTCCTAGTGTAGGTGAGTTTTTTATAACTGCTTCTGCATCTTCTGTTTTTAGTGTAAACAGATCTTTAATTTCTTCAAGTATATTAGCACTTACTGATCCAGAAAGCTGATTTTCTACACCAAATTGAAATTCTACTAAATATTTACCATAACTGTCTTTGACATAATTAGCATAGATAGTTTGATCAATTTGTTTTAAGTTACTAGTAAGAATATCATCTGCTTCGAGTTTAGCAATATATGCTTTTAAAGCTGCCTTTAAAGCTTCTTTTTGATTGGTTGATAAGCCTTCAACTTTGTCAATATCTTCTCTGGTTTTTTTCAACAGGTTAGTTGCTACACTAATCACATGACCTTTATTAACGTAGTAACCAAAAGTACCATGTCTATCAGCTTCTTTTTTAATATCATCTAATTGAGACTGAGGTACTTTGCCTTTACCATATTGCGACTCTAATTCTGCTAAACGTGCTTCATACTCTCGCAATGTAGCATTTGCATATGCGGCTTTAACATTATCATCTTCGAATACTTCTTGGAATTTAGTACTAATAGTATCGAAACCAATAGATTCAAAAAATATTGCTTGTTCACCAGTTCCAATATTAATAACTTGTCCAGCAGATTCTCTACGTTTTACTGGATTAGTTATTTTTTCATTTTCTTCTTGCAAGGCATTAAAAATTTCACCTAATGTACCAACATCTATTTCTTTACCAGTTATTCGTTCATAGATTTGTCTAATCTGTGTTTGCGTAACATAAAAACTAGTTTTTCCTGCAGTTTGTTCTTTTTTACGCAACTCTTTACTGCTTTGAATAAGAATATTATCTTTTAGTTTAGATAACCATGTTCTATAAGCAGCGCTTTGAATAGCTGCTGTAAAATCTTTAATACTCATGTGTAATCAGCCTTGTACAAGTCTAGCACACGTCGAATATGAGCAGGTAATGTTGTGGTTGAAATATATTCAATCTGTACGCTATTAGTGCCTGGTGCTTTTGTACTGTGAATACTAGCGTCATTTTGACGGTAGTAGGTAACTAAATCCATGATAGCTAGTGCAATGTCGCTAGGTACGTCGTCATATCCTGCACGATAAGTAACGCGATATCCGCGAATATACTTAATAAATCCTTGTGAGCCAATAGACAAAACTTCATCACCGTCTTGTACCCAGTCTACATACTGTGTTAGTGCTGTATACGTTTGACCATAGTTTGTGCTAAGGGCAAGTTCGCTAACCGCAATAACCGGGCTTTCTTGCAAAATAAATTTACTTAGACCAGCACCACTATAACTAGTCTCGCCGTTAAAGTACTCAATCTTGTCTACGTCAACATAGTCTACAAAAGTTTTATTGCAATATTTTTTTACTAGTTCACTTACGCGGGGAATTAGTCCAGCAATTTCTCTGTCGTAATTAGTACTCTTAATTCCGGCATAAGTTTTATATTCAGCTAATGTAATTAAATTTAATGCCATGTTTTTCCCCTGTGTCTTTTACATAGACTCCGCAAAGCCCATGTAAAAGACAGGTCTCGAAAGACCTGTCTTAGATTGATTAAAAAATCAATTAACAACCAAACGTGCAACACCAGGACCGTAATTGCTTGTGACTTGCACAAAACCAGTACGTAGGCTAGCAACCATAACACGACGTTGTGTTTCAACTAGCTCTTGCGTATCAATACGCAAGCCACGCTGATTACCAACGATAAAGTTACCAGGAGCTAGAACAACACCTGCTGTAGAGTTAAAAGTAGTACCAGCTGTAGTCGTAGTACCATCCAGCTCGCCAGAAACTAGAACTGGGCTATTACCGATCTGGCCAATTTGACCAGTTAGCAATGTAGCTGATGGACCAACTTGGTTCATTGTCTGGAAGACTGGATCGTCTAGCAAGTTGTAGTAAGTTGCAGTATTAACAACATAAACCACATCTGCAGGATCAAGACCCCAAACACCAAGCTGCTTACGCATAGCGCGTAGGGTAGCAACGTTAGCACCTGTAGTTAGGTTAGCGTTAGTTGTGTATGCGGTTGAGCTGCTTGGGAAAGCCAACAACGACAAACCACTAATTGGATCGCCTGTACCACCAGCACCACGTAGCAGAGCTTTGTCAACTGCGCGAGCAACACGACGAATCATGCCATCACGAATTACAGGCATAATAGCAATAAGACTATCTTCCTCTTCTTCGTAAGCGGTGTACTCATTCGTAGCTACTTTGTACGAATTAAGAGCAATATCTTTAAGTGCATGAACGATTGTATTACCAGCACTAGCACCTGCGCTAGCTGCCGAGACGTTAGCAGGATATGCACCAAAGCTGCTGTTGTCAATCCACTGAGCAGTACCTGCTTCTGGATTAACTGGAATACGCATGACATTTGTCTGCATCTGGATCGTGCGGAATAGTGGTGCAACCACTAGACGGCGGCGAACCTCAGCTTCCATGTTTAGGCTAACTTCAAGTTCCCAAGTATTTCCGGGTAGGTGAGGACCTTGACCCGAACCAGCGTACTTTTCAATCATTTCACGACCAAACTTGGTGTCCCCAATACCCTTGTTTGACATTTTGGCTAACATAACGGCTTTTTCTTTGTCGCTATAAGCCATTTCGTTTTTGCCATCCAAGAACTGCATACGCGATTTCTGAATAGCTTCTAGTTCTTGAGCTTTCTCTTTAAGAGCCGACTCTAGACCAGCAATAGCGCTCTTTTGAGCTTCTTGTTCAGCAGCAAAACGCTTCTCAACTTCAGCTAGTAGACGCTCAGCGCCTGTATCTACTGTTTGGATGCTTGCAACGGCTGCTTTGACTTTAGCGTCTAGTTCAGCAGTAGCTTTTTCAGCCAAAGCTTTTTCAGCCAAAGCTTTTTCTTGAGCATCGGTAAATTGTTTAGCTGCTAGTTTAGCAGCTTTATCGGCAGCCTCGGCCACCAGTTTTTCAATATCTTTAGGATCCATGTTCCATTCCTTTGTAGTGTCGCTATTTGCTTCCACAGGGGACTCTAGCCCTTTAGCTGATTCCAACTTGGGCGCAAATTGCAGTTTGAAAAATTTAAGTTCTTCGTCGGTTTTAAACGATTTAGACAAACTAAATAGTGTATTTTGATTTGCAGGTACGGACACTACTGAAATCTCATGTAGTTCCAGGTCTTTAACAACAAACAGCTCTTCAGCTGCATTATATTCCGCATCAGCGATACGAAAACCAATACTAAAAGCAGTAAGTACACCGTCTTTGATAAGATTGAACACTTCGCCTGCGGCTGCAGAAATTCGTGCTTTAATCCACAAACCCTTACTGTCAATTCTATGATCAACCATCCTACCAACAGGCTCACTGTGATCGTGATAAGCTAAAATTACTGGATTTTTCAAGTAATTTTGCATACCTTTTTTCCACACTGTGGCTGGTACAATATCACCTTGACGATCTGTATCTACGGTACTTGCGTAACCTTCGATCATAATCGAATCAATGCTCATATCTTTGGTAGGTAGATCACTTTTAGTAAAAGTACTCGTTAGTGTAAGTACTTTATTTTTATCTACCATATGTTCTCCCCGTTATTCTTTAGGGTCTGTGGCGGGACGACCGCCTTGTGCTGGATTTACAGCACTACCAGCAATATTAGCAGGAACACGTAATTCATCCTGCCCATCCATTGTCTGATACCGCAATTCTTGCCTAGCTTCGTTTGGTGTAATAATGCCGCCGTTAACTAGTGATACGTGGTAACTAGCTATGTCTTTTAATTCTGGTTGCAGGGCGCTTACACTTGCGGTAATTGCTTCAACATCATAGCCAAAGAATCGTTCCAGCGAACTGGTGTATTTACGAATAATTGGCATTATAGTTTCTAGGTAAAATAAGCGCAAGTTTGGCGAAATATTAGCATTATT